CCCCCAAACCCAAAACTATTAGGTGTTTATCATGGCTATTACCCAATACAACCTTTCTACCCCAAATGAAGACCTTCGCCTTCAGAAGATGCTCAGCCAAGAAATCAGACTTTTGTTGGCCGATTCTACAAACCTTCGCAACACTCCTTTTGTTGACTTCGTTGGAAGCATCAATGGAATGGGTTCAGATACTATCCGCGTTCGCAAAGCTGGACTGGATGGATTTGATGCATTCTCTGCTTTCACTGGTGCAACTGAAGTTGGTGCTGTTTCTGATTCAAACTTGACTGATGGTCATGTTGATGTAGTTTGCAAGAGAAATTCTTTAGCATACGCAATCAGCGACTTGGCTTCAATGACTGCAATGGGCGCTGGTGACATTGACCCATTCCGCATTGCTGAATCAATTGCAAACTCTTATGAAGCATTGTTTGCTGAATTGACTGGTGCTGCTGTTGCTGGTTTCACAACTGTAAAAGGTGCAACTGGTGCTGCTCTTGATGTTGCAACTTTCCTTGAAGCAATCAATGCTTTGGAAGCAGCTGCAAGTGGCAAGGGTGCTCCTGGTCCATATGTTGCTTTGTTGCATCCAAAACAATGGGCTGACATTCAAGATGACATTCTGACTTTGACCAGTGGTGTTCTTCAATTTGTAGCTGCTTCTTATGAAGCAATCTCTGCAAAGGGTTCACACTACAAAGGAAACTTCATGGGTGTTGAAATCTACACTTCTTCATACATCACTGATGATTCAACTGACTACACTGGTGCAATCTTCGCTCCTGGTGCTCTTGGTTATGCAACTGGAATGCCTGCTGGTCTTCCTGGTGCTGCTGAAGCCATGGAAATGGGTGAAGTTATGATTGAAATGGACCGCGAAGCTGACAAAGCATTGACTCGCATTGTTGGTCATGCATACCTTGGTATGTCAATCATTGATGACCAGCGCGGTGTTGCTCTCCTTTCTGTAATGTAATCAATCTTGATTCAAATCTTGGTGCTGGTCCTTTGTGGCCAGCATCTATTTTCCAATGAGGTACACAATGGAAATCACTCCAACATCATGGCAGCCAATGGCACAACAAGCCCAAAACACACTGCCAACAAGACCCAACCACCCATTCTATTACAAATGGCATCCCACCAACTGGCAATTTGTTTATAGAGATATAGAAACTGTTACTGGCAAAGGTGAGAAGGCTAAAACAGTTACACAGCGCAAAGGTTTCTTCATTCCGCATTTGAGAATGGAGCGCGTGATTCCTGGTGTGAATGGTATCCACCAGATTCAAGGTGAATTGGGCAACCCAGGTTCAAGAATTGGTTCACTCCAGCAGCAAGGCTGGGTATATCTTGACCCACAGAAATATGATTATATGCATGTCTATCCAGTGCGCGGTGGCCGCTATCATGTTCCGAAATTCATGAACATCAAAGTGGTTGCTGGTCGTGTGATTGAAAAGATGGACACAGCTGCATTCCACACTTGGTCAGTCAACATGTTGCGTTCAAACATTTTGGGCACTCCAGAAACGCACTTTTGGGAATTGATGGTGATTGACAAACAAAAGAACAAACAAGCTGACAGTTTGATGAAGATGCAACACATTCCAGAAAAGAAAGCCCAACTGGATGAATTGCGTGATACTATCAAAGATATGAAAGCATTCATTGCTGAATATGAAACTGTTGGCATGGCCATCTTTGAGGACTTCACAAAATGAGCAACGCGACCCCCTATGCACCACAAATCAAAGTTCCAGAATTGCTGGAGCGTGGCAAATCACAACTGACAACATTGCCGATTTTCCGCAATGGTGCATTGGTTGGTCCTACTGATGTTCGATACTCTTTGATTGCACCCAATGGAACAAAGATTGTTGATGCGGCTGTTGGAACGTATCCTGGAAACATTCCACAATACACACACAGCGCAGCAAACCTTGCTGAATCTTTGGCATTGGGTGAAGGGTATCTTCAAGAATGGGAAGTGACTCTGGTTGGTGGCACTTTCAACTTCAGAAGAAATGCAGCTGTTGTGAAGCGCAGATTGTATCCAGTTATCAGTGATGGAGAT